CGATGAATCTACAACTATTAAAACTCCTACAGCAAATAGAACTAAAAATATTATGAAGTTAAAACCTCTTGCTAAGTATAGAAGAATATTGACTGGTTCTCCTATTACAAACTCACCTTTAGATTTATATAGTCAAGCAGCTTTTTTAGATAACTATCTGTTAGGCTTTGATTCTTTCTGGGCATACAGAGCTCACTATTGTATTATGAAAACTATGAATTTAGGATCGCGATCTGTTAGTGTGCCTGTTGGTCCAAACAAAAGAAATATACCTGAGCTTGAAGAAAAAATAAAAAAATTTAGTGAGCGTGTTTTAAAAGACGATTGTTTAGATCTACCTAAGAAAACATTCTTAACTCGTAAAATAGATTTGACAGGTATACAAAGAAAACTTTACGATGAAATGAGAAAGTATGCTATTTCAGAGTTAGAAGGTAAAGTTTGTTCTACGTCTACAGTTATGGTGCAGTTGTTAAGACTTCATCAAATATCTTGTGGCTATCACGCAACAGACGATGGTAAACCCCAACAACTTCCATGTAATAGATTAACAGAACTTATGGATATACTTTGGGAGATATCAGGTAAAGCTGTTATTTGGTCTTACTACGTTGAAGATTGTAAAAGAATTATAGAAGAAATAAAAAAACATTTTGGAGAAAATTCTGTCGTTGATTATTACGGTGCAACGGCCACAGAAGATAGACAAAAAAATATTAAAAAGTTTCAAGAGGATCCTGAGTGTAGATTTTTTGTAGGTACAACTGGTACTGGTGGATTTGGTATAACCCTGACTGCAGCAAGTACAATGATCTATTATTCTAATGGTTATGATTTAGAAAAACGTTTACAATCAGAAGCACGTATTGATCGTATAGGTCAAGACAAACCTATGACTTATATTGATTTAGTTGCTGAAGATACAATTGATATTAAGATTCAAAAAGCACTACGTAATAAAATGAACATAGCTAATGATGTTATGGGGGAAGAATTAAAAGCGTGGATTTAAAACCAACCTAGGTTTAAAACTTTTTCCAACAGCAGAAGTGATACCGCCCCAACAGTACCCAATAACACCCAATAGATCTTGTCTATCTTACCGCCCAAATCGTGAATACCTTCGTGCATATGTTTCATATCTTTTTTGATACCTGTAATATATCCATATATGGATAATAAGTGTTCTCTAGTGCTCTTTGGTTTTAATTTATCTCCAGCTGGCATTATGTTATCATTCCTCGTTGTCTTAATACTATTTGTTGTTCTTCCGGAGATAGATATATTTTCTCTGTTTCCGTAAGTCCTTGTTGTGTCACAGTGGGTTGTTGCGCAGTTTGTATTACCTGCGGATTAGGATTAGCCCCTGCAACGTTTGCAGGGATAGGTGGCGTTGGTATTTCTGGTATTAAATAATCTTCTATATTTAATGGTTCACCACTCTCTACAAGTCCTCCTTCTTGAAAACTTGGTATTTCTGAAGTAAATAACAATGGTGAGTCCAAAGATACTTGTCTCATATTAGATACCATTCTTCTTAATATTGGACGTGCAGCTATGTAAGGGTTACCTGTTCCTAAATTTCTAGCTATCTCTCTAAATCTTTCCTCAATATCTTCTGATGGAAAGTATGGTTCAAATTTACCAGATTTTAAATTATAAAAATTTTTGTCAGATATTTGTCTTTCATTAAACTCTCTAAATAATTCATTTGATCCAACACCTAAAGTTTCTGCAGCGTTAATATCTTTTTTCATTTCCTGCATTACACCAAATCTAGCATTGTTAGATTTTGCAAATCTAGTTATAATATCATTAACCTCTACTGGTCCACCTTTTAATAATCCAAAGTAACCACCAGTAAATTCTCTTCTAGCATTTCTTATACCTCGTTGAAAATTAGCAATTTTAAAACCCATTGATCTTAGTGGATCTACTTTGATAGGACGTAATCCCATAAACCCTGCTATCTCTGGACCAACATCTAACTCTTCTCCTCTCTTTGTAGGAGTTTCTGTAGCTGCTTGTAATAATCTAACATACTGTTTGTAAGATGGAGCTAAAGCGTTTCCTAAGTGTAAAAATCTAATTGCAGCTTTATCACCTGCTGAAGTTTGTTCTGTGTATAATCTTCTTCCGTCCGCAGTTCTACCACCTCTTACAATTAGATCGGCTGTAGCTTCTGTCCAAATAGATTCAGATATAAATGGATTCATTATTTCTGCACTAGCTTCTGTAATACCATTTACAAAACCAGTTAAAAGTTGTTCGTCAGTTAAATCACCTTGTTGTATGTTATTAACCACCGTTCTTAAAGGTCTGCTAATAATATCATATGCATTACTGTGACTAAAATCTATATATCTTAATTCACCATCATCATCTCTAATAGGAATTAGTGTAGAGTTTTTTGACCACTCAGGTACGAATCTTCTCAATGCATCTAGTTCATCTTTAGTTACATCGTATATAGCTGCAGCTCCTTCAGTTAAAGCTATTGGTATACCTGTTGTAAAAGTTGCCATCCCTAGTAATCTTGTAAGACCTGTTTTATATGTGCCTAAGTTTCTAGCATTGTTTGAAACTATTCTTTCTGTTCCATCCTCTAATACTTCTGTAACAAATAAACCTATGTTACTTCCCTTAACTCTAACACCTGGAGCTGGTACGTGTCTTAATTCTTTTAGACCTTGTTCAACAATGTTTGTAGTTGTTCTAATCATTTCAGATGGAAATGACATAAAATTACCAATAGGTAATAATCTTGCTGTTCTAACAGCAGAACCAACAAAAGCATAATTAGGTACAGTGTTTTTAACTATGTCAGCTGCTTCTGTTTTTAATGCAAAGTCATCTAAAAACTCATCGTAAGTTCCTTTGAATCCATTCTTTCTAGCTACATTGTATTTAATATTTAATTCTGACTCTGGTAATTTAATTACATTTCTATTTACTGCTCTACCATTTGCTCTATAATTTTTTAATCTTTTTAATTCTACAACATAGTTTGCAATCTTAAATGTATCATCTTCTGCAACATACTTACCTTGAAAGAAGTCTCTTACCTTTCTCATTTTGTTCATAAAGGGACTGACAGTAGTATCTATGTTTGCAATTTGTTGACCTAATTTAACATCCGTTAATAAAGCTTTTAAATCTGATATTTGTACTTGTGAGTTTACAACACCTAATTCTAATAACTCTCTGTACGCAGCCTGAGCTTTAGCACTAGGTGCGCCAGCTTTTAATAAACCCGATACTTCAATACCTTCTGCAAATGCACTTTTGTAAAACTCAGTATCAAATAAAGTACCATTAGCCCCTGCAAAACCAAAAGCACTAAACATATTACGTAAGTGTGTAGGTATAGAGAATACGGTTTTTGCTAATTGTGATACTCCTTTTGGAAACAATAATAAGTTTCTATACATCCAACTAACAGCTGCTTCAGCTCCTTCTTTACCTTCACCTCTTACAAAACCTTGAAGGCCACCTGCTATATTGTTTGCATTTTTTAAAGCTTCAGCTATTTCGACTGTTGTAAATTTACCAGCAGCAGGGTTTACAAATTTACCTGATCCAGGTAATTCTTTTACAATGTCATCAACAGGAACCATTCTTATACCTGTAGTGTTAGATCTTAATGCTTGTTCACCTTCTTCTACGCTGTTCCAGAAAAAACCTCTACCACCAGCTTTTTGTATTTCACTATTTTTAGAAACCACACTAGATAGATAAGCAGTAGTTCTAGCCACGCCAGACAAGTTTGTTATTGCATTGTATATAGAATATCTAGGATCAGTTATTTCTCCTAACAATTGTCTAATTTCTTTTGGAGGTAATCCAGTACCCTTAATAATTTGTGCTACAAAATCTGCACCAGGTCTGCCTTCCATTGTTTTATTTACATATTCACCAAGAGCAAGAGCCTTTGGTTTACCTTTGTTTCGAACAGAATTTAATAAACTTTCAACTTGTACTTTTGCTTCTCTAAAATACTTGTCACTGGTCGCTACATTAAAACCTGTATCACCTGCTTCTTTTGCTATCTGTTCTCTAAAAAATCTTATGGCTCCTTCTTTGGCTTCATCAGTAGGTGTGTATCTACTAAATAGTGTAGAGAAACCTCTTTTAGGTTCTTCAAAGATTCGGTAGGTTCCGCCTATCCAATTTGTAACTCTGTCTTTTAATAATGTTTGTAAATCAGAAACACCTTTATTTAATTTAGTGCCTTGAGCATTTGCATCTAATATATCTATTAGTTTTACAAATTCTTCTCTCGCATTATTTAAACCGCCTACTATATTACCTTTTGCTTCTGCTGATACATTTAAGTCATCAAATTGGTTTAATAAATTATCTAATGCATTTTTATTTAACGGTTTTCTAATATTACCACCAAATAAAACATCATTTAATGAAGTAAAAAATTTTGTTCTTTCTGCTCTACCAGATTTTCCAATAATATTTTCTGCGTCTGGATACAGTCTATCTACTTCTTTTGTAATGTTATCTACAATTTCTTTTGCTCTACCTTGATCAGAAGCTTTTAATGCTTCTTTAACTTTTTCTTCATCAAACAATTCTTGTGTTAATCCACCTCTAGGACTGAAAGGAGCTCTAACATATTTATCTAACCATCTTGCAAATCTAGAATTGCTGTACGCTAGGTCTTTGCCTCTTGATGCTAGAAGCTTGGCGCTTTTACCAACACCATAAACAAAAGGTGTAAAGGCTATTGACTCTGATCCAAACTTTAATCTGTTGACTAATCTTCGAGCAGCTTCTTCTCTACCATATACTTCATCTCTATCTAACTGTGTAGGACCGCCTTCAAACATATCTCCAAATGTTCCTATCTTTTCGACGTCAGCAACAAAAACTTCACCGGCTGCACCACCCATTAGACCCACAGCAAATCTTGGAACCTTTGCTTTGGTGTTTAATTCTTTTACTTTATCTAAAGCACTACTTAACTTTGCTCTGTCTTTTGTCTTTTTAAAACTAGCAAAAGCATTTGTACGTTTAGCTTTCAATGCTCTTGCCGTTATATTTCTTGCAAGTTTATTAGCTGCTTTGAATCCTATTGCTCCTGGAACTCCTACTTGAATTAATGCTTCGGTAAGTCTTCCTACTCCATTTTCTTCAGCTACCTCTTCAAAAGGATTTAATTTATCAAAGAATCTATCTACGTCGCCAGCAAGATTTGTATCTGCACCAAGATCAATAAGTTCAGCTGCTAGAGAAAAAACACCTTCTGGTATTTTAATAATACCTGAAGCAATACCTGCTGCTACAGAGGTATACCAAGATGTGTCGTTGTCTTGTTCTGTTTTTGTTAGTGGTAGAAATTCTTCTGCCATTTATCCTCCTACGCTCCGCCTAGAGGATCATCTAATACATCTTTGTCTTCTAGTTCGAAAACTTCTTTTAATGTTTTATCAGGTTTTGTTTTCTGTCCGAATAAACCTGCTGTTGGTTTGTTTTTATCTACTTTTGCAGCTTCTTCTGCTACAGAATCGTATGTATCTATATTAATTGTTTTTATTCCAAAACCATCTGGTGTTTTTCTAACCTGTTTGAATTGTCCGTCTGTTATATCGTAGTATATATCTCCAACTCTCTTTTTAGTTTTGAAAGCTTTTGAATTAATATCACCATGTCTATCTCCACCTACTAAACCTTTAAAACTCTCACCAAAAACTCCTTTGGCTCTAGTTTGTAAACCTTGTTTTTCATAATTATTTCTGTTTGTAGCTTCTGTTAAATTACCTTCATACAAATCTAAAAACGTTGGAAGTAAATCAACACCTGCTTTCATACCTGCAATATCTTTTTTAAGTTGTCTCTCAGCCATGCTTTCACCTAATTGAAGAGCTGCCAACTTTCTAGCTTCTTCTCTATCTCTACCTGCTTTTCTACTAGCTAAAAGATTAGCAACTGGTTTATCAGCTGCAGCAACTATGTTTCTCATAGTTCCGCCAGGTAAAGCACTTGATGCTAAAGATGGTCCGTATGTTAATAAAAAGTCTGTTAGTGGATCTCCTTTTTGAACTGGACCTAATTTTTCTGTAATTACCTCTTGAGCTTTGTCGTAGAAATCAACTTTTCCTTGCTCTGCATAGTTTTGTCTAGGTGCAATATTTTCCATAATACCTGTCATGGATTCTCCACCTTTTCTAAACATTGGTCTTTTAAATATTTTCATTAACTAAATGCCCTGTATATTCCTGCTAGTGTTGCACCTGCTCCTAAAGCTGTTTGTGCTAAACTTGGAACTACAACTTGATTTTGTTGTGTTTGACCAGGGTAACCAGCTATTAATGAAGCCACACCTGATCCTAAAGTTTGTGCTGCAGTTATTGGTTGATCTAATTGTTTTTGTAATAATTGTTGTTGAGCTGATAAACCTGCTTGAGTTTGTGCTTGTTGCAGTCCACCTAATGTAGTTAAACCAGTAATCTCTGCACCAGCTAACTGTGGAGATATTCTAGCTAGACCTAATTGATTTTGTAACGCTTGTTGTAAAGATCTTTGAGCATCAGCAAATCCAGATTGATTTAGTTGTGCAAGTAATGCTGCTCGGTTCCTGTCGCTTGCTGATTGATATTCTGCTAATTGAACACCTTCTCTACCACCACCAAGAACACCTTTTGATACAGCTTGAGCTTGGATACTAGGAAGTCCTTTTGCAGCTTGTACATCAAACTCTCTTAACGTAGCATCAATTACATCTTGCTGAAAAGGCGATTTAAATTGTGAAGTTAAAGTTTGTAACTGAGCTCCAGTTTGAGGTGCTAGGCCTGCAGCTGTTTGTAAAAAAGGTTGAAACGATCCTAATCCACCAGCTTTGGCAATTGCATCTTGTGTTAGTGCTCCTTGCCCTGCAACAAATTGTGGACCAAATACTTTAGTTAAATCTGCGGTCTTAAAACCACCTACTGCTTTTTGTAGATCATCTACAAATGTTTTACCCGCAGCTTCAATAAATGGTGCGGCTCGTGTTACCTGAGATACTGTTTCTGTTGCCATTAACTTACTCTACTCTCTAATTGTTTCATGGTGTCATACATAAGTTGAGCACCTTTATTTATGTTACCACCACCTGCTGCTCTTACAGCATCAGCAGTAAATACAAATTCGTTGTTTGATAACATCGCTGGGATATCATCTGCTTTTTCTTTTATACCAACTGGCGGCACAAATCCACCTGTTTCTCTAAGATCTAATTCTGTAACACCAGCTTTATTCTGTCTTACTGGTAGGCCCTCGATGCCTGCTGCTTGCATAGCATTTTCACTGGCTGTGTCTCCCATAGCATAACCAATACGACCACCTTCTGCTGCCATAGTTTTTTGTTCTTGAACTTTTTGTCTTCTTTTAAATTCTTCATAGTCTTTAAACAACATATCTTTTGATCTTTGTTTATCTTCTTTTTGTCTCATTTTTAAAAAGTCTCCAAACGTAATTCCACCATCATCGTAACCCATACGTCCACCGTCTGCTCTATACTCAGCTGTGTTCTCTTGTACAAACTGAAATACTTCGTCATCTGTAGCTTTAGGATTTAAGTTTTTATATCCTCTTGATAAATAACCCTGTAATGATTCTAAATCTACTTCGGCGTTTGGATCTTGATATTCTAAGCCACCTGCCTCTGCTGCAGACAATGCAGCTGATCCTAAAGATCCTATTGCAAATGAAGCTAATGTGCCTTTGCCTTTTTTACTTAACCCTATGTCACCTACAGCTTTACCTATACTAGAAAGAATACCTGTGTTTCCTCCCGATGTTCTAGCTGCGTTGAATGCTAATCTAATCCTCCACCCAATCCTGTTCCAGCAAATTTACTACCTTGACCTATAGTTCTAAAAAAATTACCATAAGTTGAACCTGCTCCAAATCCTGTAGTTCCACCAAAAGCTGCAGGGGCAAAATATAATGCAGCAGCAGTTAGCGCTGCTTTACCTAAATCACTTTTAGCGAATCTCTTAGTTTCTTTTATTAATTTTCTTGGAAGTGTAGTTGCTTTTTTAACTACTTTTTTTACAAAACTACCTAGACCATATTGTGCTCTACCACCATAAGCCATAGTATTAAGGGGTCTTAAATCACCCGTTAACATTATGTTTGGTGCGCCGGCTGTGAATCTTTTTGCTTGTCTAGTGTTTGTTATTGCCATAATTTTGTCTAAATTTAGTTTATAGGGCAGGCGTACTAATCCTGAAATATCACACTTTATTTGATTTTTTTCTTATCGTCAATAGCTGGTTTTAGGTTGTCGAAGAACCTACCACAGAACTGATGCTCACCTACATGGGTTATATAATCCATGATATATAGATACACTTTACCACCCATATCTGCCCATCTTTGACAAAAACCAAAGTCTTCACCAAAATAACGTTTAGTTTCAGGGTCGTGAATAGTATCAAAAAAGTTGTAAAAGTTTGGTTTTTTAACTTCTTTACCATTAATGTTAGTAGGCTGATATATCTGTAGCTCAGGATAATGTTTTATCATCTTCTCTAATACAGTTCTTTTAATTAACATACAGCCAGTGGGAGCGTGAGTTGCTTCTACAATACCAGCATTAGAGTGTATTTCATTTTGATCTTCTAATTTAATAGGAAATGTATATCCAGGTCTTCTTAATTGATCTTTGTTTTGAGCCTTATCTTTCTCTTGAAATATCTTGTCCCAATCTAATGACTTCATTGGATAAGGACACGCAATAACATCTTTGTCAGCGTTTAACATAGTTTCAATTGTAGTATAATTAAAATCAATATCAGAGTCTATAAATAACAAATGTGTGTAACCGTCTTCATGATTTAACATTTCAGCTACACATAAATTTCTACCTTGTGTAACTAAAGAAGATTTTAATAAAGTAAAACTAACTAATATTTTTCTTAAAAAACATTCTTGTTGAAACTTTAAAACAGCTTGAGTGTAATGCATTGAAGTATCACTATGACAAGGAGTACATACCATAATTTTATGTGGAGATCTATCAGGTGGATCTGACAAGTCTATTACTTCTGTACGTGTATTAGATTGCTGAATAGTTTGATAAGTGTCTTTATTAAACCAGATAGGTTTATTTGGATTGTCTTGCACTAATAACTCCTTTTAAAAATGTTGTCCATTGCATAGCAATTTTATTCCAATTGTAATAAATATGTGCGTATCTAGATTGAGAACTTAAATGATCATGTATTTGTTTTTGATGTAATGTATGTGATGCTTGTTCTATACCAAAACCAAATTTTTGTGCCATAGCTCTATGATTAGCATCATAGGGTATATACATAGGAAACTCTGCACCTGTTTCATATAAAGCCCCAAAATCATTGACAATGCAATATAAACCTGCAGCCATACACTCTAATAAAGATATACAAAACGTTTCTTCAAAAATACTAGGATAAGCATACATGTGATAATTTTTTAAATTATCTTTTATGTATTGATTAGACTTGTATCCGATATAATTTACGTTTGGTAATTTTTTTGCCTGTTCGTAAAGCTCTCTATACTCATGATCATTTTGATCATAAAATTGTTTACCATAAACTTCTGTAGATGAATATACATCTAAAGTAACTAAAGGATTTTTTACTAATTGCATTGCACCTAACAATATAGATAGACCACGCCAAGGTGTATTTTGATGTATTATTTTTATAGGTTGACCTTCTTGATAAGGTCTAGACTGCTCTATTTTATCAATACCATTTTTAATAACTACACATCTATTAGTTGGTATATTAAAATGATATCTATATTTTTCATAACACCAATGTGAATTAAAAACATACCAGTCGTATTTATTATGATTAGCCGGATTACTAAACCAGGGGGCTAAATTAGGCTGATCATAAGAATTTTTTTGCCAAAGTATATTAGGTTTGTTTGGGTGTAATGGTATTTTTTCTGGGACCGAAGTACAAATTTGCACTTGATCTAATAAACTTTTATCGACATGTTTTTCTAAATAGTCGAATTGTAATTCTGTTCCGCCTTTAGGGTTTTGGTTTCTTTGTATCATTCATTACTTTCTGAAATACTTCTAGACCTTTATTAGTAACCTGTATCGTAACATCTTGAACAATATCAGGTCCTTCTTTCTTTTCTTTATATGTTTCTCCAGTCTTTGTATTTCTATATGTTACTATAGTTGTACAATCAATCTTTGGTAAATTATCCGTTTTCATTCTGTCTATCTATTAATGCATAACTAACAACTACTTCTAGTTTACTTGCAGTTTCTGCTTGAGCTTTTATAGCATCTCCCACTTCTAAATTCAAGCCCTGTTCAGTTGCATTTACTGTGCTTGTTGCTGGTATATCTTTTCTAAAAAATTCTACATCTGTGCTAGCTGAGCTATCTCTAAGATCACAATTAACCGTTACAGCTCCTGTGCTATTATTAGATATGTATACAGATTTTACAATTGCTACGGCTGTAACCGGTATGCTTAAAACTGTAGTCATATTTGTACTAGCTAATATGACACTCGCGTTTTTGTAATTTATACTCATGATAAAAAGTAATTAAATGCGTCCTGTTCGTTTTTTAAATCTTGTTGAAAAGAAAAATTTAACTGATTTTGTAAAGTAGTCAAGGACTCTAATATTTGCCTCTGATTTTCCACATCGTATTCTGGTTTTGGTTCTGGTATATAATTAGTTATCTTAGCCATTATCTTTCGTACTGTCCTCCTCTGGATGCATCTTGATTAGAAGCTGCGCCACCTGGAGCATCATCTTTACCACCACCATCAAAATCTCCTCTATCAATTCTACCTTGAAGATCTTTAACAGATCCTCTTGCTGCAGCTGCTTCTCTAGCTCTTTTGTCTCTCATTCTTTGTGCAAAGTCTGCAAAACTTGTTGATCTTCCAAAAGTATCAAATGTCGAATCACTTCTTAAATCAATGCCTCCTCGTATTCCTGGACTACCAAATCTGCCTCCTAAAGCAGTTATGCCTCTACCTATAAGACCAGCGAGAGGATTTTGAGTAACTAAACCTAAAAGACCTGAGCCTAATTGTTTTGCAAAACCTAAATTAAAACCCGGTTGAGCCACCTCTGCAAAATTTTCATAATATTCTTCATCAAGACCCGCATCATCTGAAAACATAGCAGCTTGATTAGTGTTCATGATGCCAAGATTTTGAGGACTAAACTGTCTCTCTCTTAAAACTTGTTCAAATTTACGTATGTCTCCTATATCTATCATTATCTTCTACCGTCCGGTTGTGCATCAAGTCTAAAAGTTCCATATCTCCATGACTCACCTGTAGAATCATTTTCTATTTTAATAGATACTAATCTTCCTCGAGCTCTAGTATCAACTTTATCAGTGGTTGATGTTATTGTAAATGGACCTAGTGGTGAGCTTACAGCTACGTCATCAGGGTAAGCACTAACAAATATAGTTACTTTAGCATTACCTGTTTGATATTTAAAATCAGGAATAAATCTTCTTACAGCCATAAAAAATTCACCATCACCTCTGTAATCTACAACGCCTGTTGCTTGACCCAAGGCGCTTCGTCTAGATGTAATATCCCAATCCCCTGATCTTATAAATGCTGGTATAGCTGTCGTGCCTGAGCTATTGACTTGATCAACTCCTTCTTCATGTTCATAATAAATACTTGCACCAGCTTTGTTAGTTATTCCTAAGATGCTAGGAAATACAGGTGTAGCTGTATCTTCATAATCGGTTGCGTAAGGGGCATCAAATACTCCTTGATCTGAATATGTAGTTCTATCTAAAGACGATGTTGTCCATATGTTTTCTTGATAATTATACGTTACGCATCTATCAATTTGTTCTGATCCTGACTTTGGATAGAACCAATTTACTTCTGTATATAAATTATTTGCACCTGCGTATACAATATCTCGAGCAGTAAAGTTTAATCCTAAATTATCTCCATCTGTTGAGAATACAAAATCTTCTACAAGTGATGGTAAAGATTTTACAGTTCCGTCAAAAACAAAAAATCCACCTTCAGCTCCCATCCAATATACAGCACCATTAATAAAAACTGCTGCGTGTTGACCAATGCATCCACAATTTGTACCTACCTGTCTAACACTAAATGTAAATGGTGGGCCAACAAACTGAATTACATATGCAGCCAAATCCGTTATCACAAATACATAATCTTTACCTTGGAGTGCTGCTCTAATTTCGTTACCTGTATCTAATCTAAATGTACCTGCTGTATTAGTAGCTGTTGGTGTGTATAGATTTAAATTTTCTTGATCAGAAAATCTTACAAACATCGGATCTTGTGTACCAGTGTTGCCAATAGTTGTTTCTGTCCCAAAGTGAAATAAGTGTCTGTCTCTATCAGATACAAGAGTCATTCTTGTTGCTCCAGGGTTGTTTGTAGTTTGAAAATTAGTTGTTGTTTTAGATGCTCTTTGAGCTCTAGGATTAGATGCTCCAGCATCCCAAGTAAAAGTTTCTCCATCAAAAATAGTTGCAACTAATACTTGACCAAAATTATCAAGACTCCAGTTTCCTGGATCTAAAGT